TTGAATTAAAAGATAGTTTAAATGTTTCGTTGGTAATGGATTTAGAGGAACAAATCAAACTTTATGAAGAAAATTCATATATAGATTCTATGTTGATATCGAATAAAACTACCCAATTAAATCTACTAAAAGACACCAACAAACTACTTGAACAAAAAGTAAAACTCGTTCAACCTAAATGGTATGAAAATAAATGGTTATACTTTACATATGGAGTAGTGTTGACTGCTACATCAGTTAAATTAGCAGGTCAAATAGTAGAATAATGGCAGAACAAATTAAAGAAGTAATCAAACAACAATATATTCAATGTGCAACTGACCCTGCATATTTTATGAAAAAGTATTGTATGATACAACACCCAATACGAGGTAAAATACCTTTTGACTTGTATGATTTTCAGGAAAAATCTATCAACGAGTTTCAAGAACATCGTATGAATATTATTTTGAAAGCTCGTCAGTTGGGTATATCAACGATTACTGCTGGATACGCTTTATGGATGATGACCTTTCACCAAGATAAAAACATCTTGGTTATTGCTACGAAACAAGAAGTAGCAAAAAACTTGGTTACGAAAGTTCGTGTTATGCACGCAAACTTACCGAGTTGGTTAAAACAACCTTGTGTGGAAGACAACAAATTAAATTTGAGATATCGTAATGGTTCTCAGATTAAAGCAGTTTCTTCTTCTGGTGAAGCAGCTCGTTCTGAGGCATTGTCATTATTGATTTTGGACGAGGCAGCATTCATTGATAAAATTGATACCATATGGACTGCTGCACAATCCACTTTAACCACAGGTGGACAATGTATTGCATTATCAACACCTAATGGTGTGGGTAATTGGTTTCATAAAACTTGGGTGGATGCCGAAGAGGGTCGTGGTATGTTTAATCCGATTAAATTGCATTGGACGGTTCATCCAGATAGAGGTGAAGATTGGAGAAAAGAACAAGACACATTACTTGGCCCAAGTGGGGCAGCACAAGAGTGTGATTGTGACTTCTTGACTTCCGGTACTGGTGTGGTTGACGCAGTTTTATTGGAACAAATTAGAAAAAGAGATTGTTCTGAACCAATAGAGAAAAGAGGTATTGATAGTAATTGTTGGATTTGGGAACCACCAAATTACTCAAAAGATTATATTGTATGTGCTGATGTCGGTAGAGGAGATTCAGCAGACTATTCTGCTTTTCACGTGATTGAGTTGGAAACCTTGACACAAGTAGCAGAATACAAAGGTCGTATCAATACAAAAGATTTTGGTAATATGTTGGTTAGTGTAGCAACAGAATATAATGATGCTTTACTAATTATTGAAAACAACAATATTGGTTGGGCAACAATCCAACAAGTAATAGATAGGGATTATCCTAATTTATTTTACACAAGTAAAGACTTACAATATGTTGATGTTCAACACCAAATGAACAACAAAATCAACAGACAAGAAAGAAATATGGTTGCTGGTTTTTCAACGACTTCTAAGACCAGACCACTAATTATTAGTAAGTTAGAAGAATTTTTTAGAGAGGATAGTGTGATAGTTCGTTCTAATCGTTTGATTGATGAACTATTGACTTTCGTCTATATAAATAATAGAGCAGAAGCAATGACCGGATACAATGATGATTTGGTTATGTCTTTTGCTATTGGACTTTGGGTTCGTGATACTGCACTAAGACTACGAACACAAGGTGTAGAACTAACAAAGAAAACTCTCAGTCGTATGATGGACAACGAGGGTTTATACACACCTAACGATAATAAAAACGATAGTTGGGAGTGGGACACAGGAAAAGAAAAAGAGTCATTAGATTGGCTCTTGTAAAGTGAGGATATTATGGCAGATACAACATTATTTGGAAGATTACAACGATTATTCAGTACAAATGTAATTGTTCGTAATGTCGGTGGTAAAAAACTAAAAATCGCCGATACAGACCAAGTTCAAAAACAGGTTAAATCACATTTAGTTGACAGGTATACAAAACTACACAACAACTTAGATTTAGTTGGAACAGGTTATTCAACCGTACATCAAATAATGGCAGCAAGATTAGCATTATTTAAAGATTATGAATCAATGGACTCAGACCCAATCATTTCATCAGCGTTGGACATTTATTCAGATGAATCCACAATGAAAGGTGAATATGGTCAAGTCATTACGATTAAATCAGAAAATGAAAACATTAAAGAAATTCTACATAATTTGTTTTACGACATTATGAATGTTGAATTTAATTTATGGCCTTGGGTTCGTAATATGGTTAAGTATGGTGATTTCTTTTTACACTTAGACATTAATGATAAATACGGAATCACAAATGTAGTTCCGTTATCACCTTATGAAGTTGTAAGAGCAGAGGGAGAAGACCCAGAAAATCCTTACTATACTAAGTTCTACTTAGAATCAATTGAGGGAGCAAACCAACAATTTGGTCAAAGAGCAAAGAATGGTAAAAAAATAGAATTTGAAAACTTTCAAATCGCACACTTCCGTTTAGCAAACGATAGTAATTTCTTACCTTACGGAAAGTCTATGATTGAATCTACAAGAAAGATTTGGAAACAATTAACACTTATGGAAGACGCTATGTTAATTCACAGAATTATGAGAGCACCTTCCAAAAGAGTATTCAAGATTGATATTGGTAATATACCACCAGCAGAAGTTGACAATTATATGCAAAGAATTATCAACAAAATGAAGAAAACACCATTTATAGACGAGTCCACAGGTGAGTATAATTTAAAATACAATATACAAAACCTAACAGAAGACTTCTTTATGCCAGTTCGTGGTGGAGATTCCGGAACTGAAATAAATGAATTGGGTGGTATTGATTATGATTCAACCGAAGACATTGAATATTTGAAAAACAAATTATTAGCATCACTAAGAGTACCGAAAGCATTCTTAGGATTTGATGAAAATGTCGGTGGTAAAGCAACCTTAGCAGCAGAAGATGTAAGATTTGCAAGAACCATTGAAAGAATACAAAGAATTATTATATCCGAGTTAACAAAAATCGCAGTTGTTCACTTGTATTCACAAGGATACACAGATGCCGACTTAGTAAACTTTGAATTAGATTTAGCAAGCCCTTCAACAATGTATGAACAAGAAAAGATAGAATTGTTAGGACAGAAAGTTTCATTAGCTCGTGATATGATTAGTGATAAAATCCTACCAACAAATTGGGTGTATGATAATGTTTTTAATTTCTCTTCTGACGAGAAGATAGAAATTGAAAATCAAATCATTGAAGACCAAAAACAGAAATTCAGACACTCACAAATTGAAATGGAAGGTAATGACCCACAACAATCCGGTGAATCAGTTGGAACACCAAGTGATATGCAATCACCAGGATTATTTGGTGGTCAACAAGACCAACAACCACAAGAAGATGATTCAGTCGCAGGTTCTATCTTTGACCCGTTTTCAGATGAAGAAGATGATAGACCAGAAGATGAACAAGGTGGTCGTCCACAAGAAATGAACAAACCATTCAAAGATAGTGGAGCAAGGGGTCGTGACCCGTTAGGGAAACAAACAAAAAATCGTAGACCATTAGCATTAGCACATTACGATGCTTTGAAAAAAACTATGGGTAAAAAGTCAAAAAGCATAATACAAGAAACTAATCAAGTAGATGAATTAGAAAAAGAATATAATGAATATAAAGAGGAAAATGGGGATAATTAATACCGATTTCTTGAAAGTTTTATATTTATTATTGATAAAAAACACAAAAATACTTTGGAGCTCAAATGTCTTATGTTAAACATAATAAGATAAAGAATACAGGAATTCTTTATGAACTTTTATCTCGTCAAATCACGGTAGATGTGATAAATGACAAGAAAGAAGCTAAATCAGTTAAAATGTTTAAAGAATTTTTTAACAAAAATACTGAATTAGGTAAAGAATATGAATTATATTCAATCTTATTGAATAAAAAATACAAAAACTTGACTCACGCATCATCTTTATTAGAAGCGGTAGTCAAAAGTCGAAGAAAATTGTCAAATCGTCGTTTGGCAAATGAAAAATACAATTTAATTAAAACAATTAAAGAGAATTACGATATAAAAGAATTCTTCAATACCAGAATACCAAACTTTAAAGTGTTGGCATCAGTATATCGTGTTTTTCAAACAGAAACCGGCAAAGAAGACTTTGGGCCAGTCCAAAAAACTGATTCATCAATCACTATAACTGAACATATTACTCAATCTAAACAAACAAGAGTAAAAAAACAGAATTTAAGTGAATATTCAACACAAGACAAAGATTTAAGGTTGTTAAGTTATCAATTATTAGTAGATAAATTTAATAAAAAGTATAAATCTCTAAATGAAAATCAAAAAAACTTGTTAAAACAATATATTAACAATGTATCTAATACAAATTCATTAAAAGAGTTTATCGATTCAGAAGTAATTAAAATCAAAAAAGCTCTAAAGTCATTACTTCCAAAAGTGAACGATAAAATTACTAAAATTAAATTATCAGAAGCGATTGACTACACAGACACAGCTACAAAAGGTAAAGTCGTGAAAGATAAACACGTGGTTGCATTGATGAGATATTATGAACTTATTAAGGAAATAAAAAATGTCCAATCACGACAAAATAGCTAAATTAAAAGAATACATTAAGAACATCGTCATCAAAGAATTAGAAAAAGACGAAGAACTTGATGAAGTTTCTACAACCGCAACAGCAGGTATCGACGGAACCGGAACAGGTCATTACGATACACCACACGCATTCTCAAGTGGTTCAGCAGTTGGACACAAAAGTCCAGAAGTCGGTGGATATAAAAAAGTAAATGAAGCAATCACCGGTTCAAACAGAAAAGAATTACTAAAAATCGGTAAAGAAATAAAAGATAATTTATTTAGAATCAATCCAGCTCTTAAAAAAGTAAGTGATGATAGACTTTTAATTAGAGGTATTGCAAATACATTTATGTTTATGAGATATACACCAGATAATGTAAATTATCAAAACTATAAAAAATACTTTCCAAAAAACTTTAAGAGTTCATCAGTTCAAAAATTAGCAAATATATTACAAAGTGAAAAAGATACCGTTAGAAAAACATTTTTTAAACAAATTGTTAAAGAATCAATAAACGAATCTTATTCAAGTATGTTTATCGAAATATCAAAGGCCATTAAAGTAAATAGACCAGATGAATTAAATGCAATTAGAGATTTAGCAGATGAATATGAAATCGGTAGAGTTTTATATATGGCAAGAACTAATCCAAAAGGTTTGAAAAAAGCAGTTGATGATAGAGTAAAAGAAAGAAAACAATTCATCAAAGGTACAAACCTAAAAGAATTAAAAGAAGTTACTAAAAAAGAAGTTGATGCATTAAGAAATCTTGTAAAGGGTATTGGTAATCTAAAAAAAGACTTTTCAAAAGCAACTTATATTGGTGATAAAGAACTTAGAAAAACGGATTACAATAAACATTATGAAACACTTCTGAAAGCTGAAAAAGCACTGGTGCAACTTATGCAATTGTTTAAAACAAAAGAAATGTTAGGTGAAGGTCGTTATCACGATTGGAGAAATGACGAATCAATGACACCAAAACAAAAAATCGGTGTATCGGTTCGTGAAGTTCGTGACGCATTAAACGAATTAGACAAAAGAATTAAAATGAATTTAAGAT